CCACTCGTCGATTACTCTAATCTAGCTCTTACCAAGTATCCTAACGTCCACTTTGTTGGTGATGCTCTTTCTGCTAGAGGTATAACGGTGAGTGGTGCACAAGGTACTTATGTTGCTGAAAACTTACTAGGAAAATTCAAATAAATTACGTATATTATGGGTATGAAAAATAAAGAAAACGATTGGCCTAAGAGCCAAAGATTAAAAAAAGCTGATGGAACTATTGCTTATCTTTGGGATGGTAAATTACACAACTGGGAAGGGCCAGCATTAATACCTGAGGGCAATGAGAGAAAAGGTGAATATTATCTTTATGGTATACCTTATACAAAAGAAGATCATAAAGAAGCAATAAGAAATCAAACAGGGCTGCCATGGTATAAACAACCAGCACCTAAAGGACAAAATCATAGAAATTAAAAATATGAAAATAGGTTTATGTGGTACAATGAGTGTGGGAAAAACTACACTAGTAAATGCTTTAAAGAAAACAAAGCAATTTAAAAATTATAATTTTGCAACTGAACGTAGTCAACATTTAATGTCATTAGGTATTCCATTAAATACAGATTCAACATTAAAAGGTCAAACTGTATTTTTAGCTGAGCGTTGTGGTGAATTAATGCAAGATAATATTATTACAGATAGAACTATAATTGATGTTATGGCGTTTACAATGAATGCTAAATCAATACCTTATCAAGATAAAGAAGCATTTGAAACTTATGCTAGTGAATTTATTAGAGAATACGATTATATATTTTATATATCTCCTCATGGGATAGAAATTGAAGATAATGGAGTACGTGAAACAGATGAGCATTACAGAGATTTAATTGATTTTACTATTACAACTTTAATTAAAAGATATGGACATAGATGTAATATAGTAGAAAAAATATCTGGATCTACAGAGGAACGAATTCAACAAATATTGAATATTACAGGCCTTTAACATATTTATAATAAAAACTACAATATAATGAAAAGATCTGACTTAAATAAGTTTATAAAGGAAAATATTATTGAAGCTTTGTCTCCCATATCTGAAGAAGGTGTGGACATTGAAATACCATCTATAGCTAGACAAAAAGCAAATGCTAAAATAACTAATGCTAAAGGATTTGCACAATTTATTCTAAAAGCGTGGAATGATATTTCTGCTGAAGAAAATGAAAGTATAACAAAAGTAGCAGATTTAAAAATAGCAAAGGCTAAATTAGAAAAAGTAGCAAAAGCCGAAGAAGCAATAGCTGAACAACTTCCATCTAAAGAAGAAGTAGAAGACACTACAGCTGCAGTTCAAAACTTAAAAAAAGAATTAGATAGTTTAGAAGAGGATGATGATATAGACGATAAAGATGCAGTAGCACAAGCTAATAAAGCTAGAGGAAAACATAAAAAGTTGGATATAGCAATTAAAGCTAAAAAAGCACTAGAAACAGAAATGAAATCATTAGCTAGAAAATACTCAGCTGCAGATGACGTTGAAAAAGAAAAAATTAAAGATGATTTAAAAGCTAAAACTGCTAAGAAAAAAGAATTAGAGTCTTTAGTTGATAAATTAGAAAAGGATGTTGTCTAGAGAAAGATTTGTTAGTTATGGGATTATTCTACTTTTAGGTAGTGCATTAATTTATTTTGTATTAATTAATGATGAACAATATGTAGAGGATTACAATTTAAAAATTAATGCTTTAGAAGCAAAAGTTGATTCATTACATCATATAAATGACAAATTAGTTTATAAAATTGATACTTTAAATCAACAAATTGTTAAATTAGATAAAGAGATAGACAAACAAGATAAAAAAATTGTCACTTTAAAATATAAAGTAAATGAAAAAGTTAATTCCGTTGATTCTTTTAGTAATGATGAGCTTACAAGGTTTTTCACAGAGCGTTATAGACACTACGAAGATTCAATTAAAAAAACCAATAGCTCGTCTAGTAATTAAAGATTTAATTACAGGTGATGGTGCAAAGGAAGAAATTAAATTATTATCTAATAAGTTAAGTTTATTAGAAACAAAAATAGTTGTTAAAGATAGTGTTATATTCCAATTAAATGAAAGAGTTATAAATTTTGAAAATATGCTAAATACTAAATCTGACCAAATACTTTTGTCTCAGGAATTATCTGAAAAACTTCAATTAGATTTAAAAAAACAAAAAGTAAAAACTAAACTGACAACAGGAGCTGGAATTTTAGTTGCTGCGGGTATATTATTACTAGCAAAATAAATATGGCAGATTTAAAACGAGTAATACGTCAAGAATATCTTAAATGTGCTAAAGATCCTGTGCATTTTATGCGTAAATATTGTTATATACAGCATCCACAACGTGGACGCATACAATTTAATCTTTACCCGTTTCAAGAAAAAGTATTAACATTAATGAAAGATAACCCATATTCGATTATCTTAAAATCAAGACAATTAGGTATATCAACTTTATCAGCTGCACATTCTTTATGGTTAATGACATTCCATAAAGATAAAAATATTCTATGTATCGCGACAAAACAAGAAACAGCTAAAAACATGGTTACAAAGGTAAAATTTATGTATGAAAATTTACCTTCATGGCTTAAAGTAGATGCGGCTGAAAATAATAAATTAAATCTACGACTAAAAAATGGATCACAAATTAAAGCTACCTCAGCTTCAAGTGATGCGGGTAGATCAGAAGCAGTATCTTTACTACTAATTGATGAGGCAGCTTTTATTGATAATATTGGAGAGATTTGGGCTTCAGCTCAACAAACATTAGCAACAGGTGGTGGTTGTATAGCATTAAGTACTCCTTATGGTACTGGTAATTGGTTTCACCAAACATGGACAAGGGCAGAATCGGGTGAAAATGATTTTTTACCTATTAAGTTACCTTGGTATGTACATCCTGAAAGAGATGATGCTTGGAGAAAAAAACAAGATGAATTATTAGGTGACCCTAGAATGGCAGCACAAGAATGTGATTGTGATTTTAGTACCTCTGGTGATATAGTATTTTATCCTGAATATATAGATTACTATGAAAAAACTTATGTAAAAGATCCTATGGAAAGAAGAGGAGCAGACCAAAATTTATGGGTCTGGGAATCTCCAGATTATAGTAGAAATTATATGGTAGTAGCTGACGTATCTAGAGGTGATAGTAAAGATTATTCTGCATGCCATGTAATTGATGTAGAAACAAATGTGCAAGTTGCTGAATATAAAGGCCAATTAGGCACAAAAGAATATGGACATTTATTAGTTGGATTAGCTACTGAATATAATGAAGCAATGTTAGTAATAGAAAATGCTAATATTGGTTGGGCAACTATACAAGTAGTAATAGATAGAGCATATACTAATCTTTACTATTCACAAAAGAGTGACCAAGCGAATGTTAATTCGTATTTTGATAAATATCAAGATCATTCAAAAATGGTTCCTGGATTTACTATGTCATCAAGAACAAGACCTATGGTAATAGGTAAATTCCAAGAATACATTAGTGATAAAGGAGTAACAATACAATCTAAAAGATTAGTAGAAGAAATGAAAACATTTATATGGCGTAATGGAAGACCAGAAGCTCAATCAGGTTATAATGATGATTTGGTTATGGCTTTTAGTATTGCTATGTACATTAGAGACACAGCTTTAAAATTTAGGCAAAGAGGAATAGATTTAACAAAACAATCATTAAATAATATGACAGTCAACAGAACTCCTTATCAGGGAAGTTATGGCGGAGGATATGGAAAAGTAAAAAATCCTTACCAAATAGACACACCTGATGGAAAAGAAGATATCAGTTGGTTATTATAGTAATATTTATAACAATAATTATATATTAATATGGCAGATAAAGGCGTATTTTCGAGGTTAAGGAGATTATTTTCTACAGATGTAGTAATCAGAAATGTAGGAGGTAATCAAATAAAAACCATAGATTCAGGACATATTCAGTCTACAGGTGAATATGAAACGAATTCATTAATAGATAGGTTTAATAGAGTATACTCTACTATGCCTACCTCTTTATATGGGGCTCAATTTAACTTAAATTATCAATATTTAAGAACACAATTATACTCAGAATATGATGTAATGGATCAAGATGCGATTATTGCTTCTGCCTTAGATATTGTAGCTGATGAATGTACATTAAAAAATGATATGGGCGAGGTGCTTCAAATTAGAAGCTCAAATGAAGACATACAAAAATTATTATATAATTTATTTTATGATGTATTAAACGTAGAATTTAACCTATGGATGTGGGTTAGACAAATGTGTAAGTATGGGGATTTCTTCTTAAAATTAGATATAGCTGAAAAATTTGGTGTTTACAATGTAATACCTTACACAGCTTATCATATTGAAAGAATTGAAGGATCAAATCCTGAAAACCCAGCTGAAATTAAATATAAATGGAACCCTGATGGGTTTGCTGGTAGTTCATACGGGTATTATAATGTACCAGGACAACAATTAGATGCAGGTCCTGATGATAAAGGTTCTATTATTTATGATAATTACGAAATGGCTCATTTTAGAATGGTGGGTGATGTTAATTATTTACCTTATGGTAGAGCTTATATTGAACCAGCTAGAAAATTATTTAAGCAATATACATTAATGGAAGACGCTATGTTAATTCATAGAATTGCTCGCGCACCAGAAAAAAGAATATTTTATGTAAATGTTGGAGCAATACCACCAAATGAAGTAGAAGCATTTATGCAAAAAACTATTTCAAACATGAAGCGTACTCCTATGATGGATGAAAAAACAGGTGAATATAATTTAAAGTACAACATGCAAAACATGATGGAAGACTTTTATATTCCTGTTAGAGGTAATGATCAATCAACTAAAATTGATACTACACCTGGTTTACAGTATGATGGTATTGCTGATGTTGAATATTTAAGAGAAAAATTATTTGCGGCACTTAAAATACCAAAAGCATTTTTAGGATATGATGAAAATATAGAAGGTAAAGCTACATTAGCAGCCGAGGATATTAGATTTGCTCGTACAATTGATAGAATACAAAGAATACTACTATCAGAATTAAATAAAATAGCTTTAGTACATTTATATACTCAAGGTTATACAGATGAAACATTGACAAATTTTGAATTATCAATGACTACTCCATCTATTATATATGATCAAGAAAGAATTGAGTTATTAAAATCTAAAGCTGAATTAGCAGGTACAATGTTAGAACAAGGTTTAGTACCGTCTGATTGGATTTATCATAATATCTATCACTTTAGTGAAGACCAATATGATGAATATAGAGATTTAGCTAGAGAAGATGCTAAACGTAAATTTAGGTTAGAACAAATTAAAGCAGAAGGTAATGATCCTGTTTCAACAGGTAAATCTTATGGTACTCCACATGATTTAGCATCATTATATGGTTTAGGTAGAACACAATCAGATCCAGCAAATGTACCAGATGGATATGCTAAAGATGATCCTAAATTAGGACGTCCAGTAGATTCAATTACTAATAGAGGAAAACAAAGTAATAATTTTGGAAAAGACCCTTTAGGAGTAAGACGAATGAAAGACACTGATAAAAATGATGGTGATGGAAGACCCAGTGTTAGAGAATCTGAAAGTGCTCAGGTAACATTTCTAAAAAATAAGGAAATGTTTCAAAAAATAAACAAAAAACAATTGGTATTCGAACAAGATCAAGATGATAGTAAATTACTTGATGAATCTCAACTAAAAGGTTAATATTTATAAATAAATATATTTTTGATGAAAATAAAACATTCAAAGTATAAGAATACAGGTATTCTTTTCGAATTACTGGTTAGACAAATTACTGCAGACACTTTAAAGGGTGATGATTCACCTGCTATTGGTTTGTTGAAGAAATATTTTGTTAAATCTGAATTAGGTAGAGAGTACAAACTGTATGAATCGATACTAAAATCTAAAGTAATTAATGAATCTAGAGCAACTATGTTCATTAATACTGCTCTTGATAACTCAGTTAAGTTTAATAAATCTGGATTAAAACGTCAAAAGTATAATCTAATTAATGAGATAAAAAATCACTATGATTTAAATACATTCTTTGGAGCAAAAATTAAAGATTATAAAGAATTAGCTGCATTATATACATTAATAGAAGGTGTAAGTAATAATAAAGATATAGATACTAACCAATTAGTAAATAATAAAATAACATTAATTGAGTTTTTAACTAAAGATAAAGTATCAACAGAACAAAAAGATTTAGTATTAGAGGAATATTCTACATATGATAAAGATACTAGAATTCTTACACAAAAAATAATGTTAGAAAGATTTAATGATAAGTATGATACTTTAACTTCTGATCAAAAACAAGTATTAAAAGAATTCATTAATTCAGTAGATTCAACTCCTGGGTTAAGAAAATTTTATAATATTAAAATAACAGAGTTAAAAGATTCATTAAATTCCGAATCTAAAAACATAAAAGATAAAGCTACACAAGTTAAAATAACAGAAATATCTAAATTTTTAACTGAATTAAATAAAACTGATAAAGTAAACAGTGATAATTTAGTTGATTTGTTACAATACTATGATTTAGTAAATGAAATAAAAACAGCAAATGGCCAAATACAAATTAAAGCTTAAAGAAGCACCAGCTCCTAATCTAGCTAAACAAGGTGGATATAAAGTTGGTGATGTAACTTATTCTAAAGATGGAGACACTAGATTTACAGTTGACGCTGTTAACCCTGAAAGTGGTAAAGTATCTTGGAAAATAACCAATTTACCTAATTTTGATAAATTATTTGATGAAGTAACTGATGCTGCTTCTACAGCTAAAGGTGTTTATACTAAAGTAAAAGATGACGAAAAATTTAGAATGTTTTATGAAGAATTAAAACAAATTAGAAATAAAATTAGAACTCATTTACGTACAGAATACCCAGAGGATTATAAGCGAATGACTATGAATGAGGAAGATGTAGAAGAAATGTCTACTTCAGGTGGAGCCGGAGCTTATTTAACACCATATGCATTTAAACCAACAAAAAAGAAAAAGAAAGTTAAAATGGGAATGCCATCAGGTATGGTAAGTTCATTAGGTGAAGAAAAAGACCCAGGAGCAACATTAGGACCTGGCCCAGCGGCTAGTGAAGATGGGGTAAAAGATAATGCTTATGTAAAACAATTTAAGTATAAATTAGTTCCTAAAAATAAAAATGGTAATTACGTACAAAAAGGTTCAGGACTTGAAGTTAAAAAACTTTTTTAATATGTATAAGTATAAGATAGCAGAACAAGAAGATAAAGCCTCAGAATACCAAAAAAAACGTATTGATGCTTTTGATACTATAGAAGATAGATTAGATAATATTAAAAAACAACTACGTCAAGGAAAAATAGAAACAATTAAAGTATATAGAGAACAACCAGACACGTTTGCTGTTGTTAAACCTACAGATTTAATTAACGATTTTTTGAGCGACATAGAAACATTATTAAAATAATAAAAATGAAAACATTACAGGAACAATATACTAAAATCTTAAAAGGCGATGGTCGTAAAGATTTATTCTTAAAAGAAGCGAAGCATAAATATCCTAATTTAATTAGCAATATTACTTCTTTTAAAGATGCTGAAACTATTCTAAAGAATAAAAGCATTATA